AACCTAGTTACTCCACGATGAAGTAACGTGCCCCTCATGCTCTCCACCATGTGGTCGAACGAGAACTGGTCCGAGGTTCTGTTCCTGATCGCCTTCATCCTGTTCGCGATCGCGGCGATCGCCAAGCTGGCGAAGCAGGCAGTGGGCGTGCCGCTCACCGACTTCGGGCTCGCTGCTACCGCGCTCGGCCTGCTCGCCTTATAGGGACTGGTCTGCCACAATCGTCGCGTGGCGCGCCGGGGAACCGAGTTCAAGCAGCAACGCTTCATCGAGTGGCTGTGTACGCCGCCCCGCGATCGTGAGCCGCGCCATCAGAGCGAGTTGGCGAAGGTGCTGTGCGTCGCCACCACCCGGCTCTCGGAATGGAAGCGTGATCCCGACTTCGTGCGCCGCTGGGAGGCGCACTACCTGCAGACGATCGGCAGCCCGGAGCGCAAGTCGACGCTGATGGACACGCTGTTCAAGACCGGCTCCGACCCCGACGATCCGCGTCACGTCACCGCCGCCAAGACGTACATGGAGATTGCGGAAGGGATGCGGCCGCAGCAGATCGAACTCACCGTCAAGCGCCCGGCGCAAGACCTGACCGACGAGCAGCTGGACGCGATCATCACCGCCCACGCCGAGCAGGAACGCAAGCTGCGTCTGGTTGACGAGGCGTCGTGACGCGCCCTAGCCACTCGGGGTTCGAGCCGCGCACGCGCGATCCCGAGCGGCGGGATTTCTTCGACCTGCGACGCCGGATCGCGCAGGGTGGTGGCGGCGGGATGGGCTGGGATTTCAAGGGGTCGATCAATACCCCCGGCCCCCCCACCGGGGAGCAGGCCCCCAACCCCGAAGACAGCGATTTGTGGACCGACTCGAACGGCATCGGCTGGGCCTGGAACGGGACCGCATGGGTGAATGTCGGTACCGTCCAAGGCCCGCAGGGTGCGGTCGGTCCACAGGGTCCGCAGGGTATTCCTGGCAGTCAGGGCCCGCAGGGCGCGACCGGCGCCACTGGTCCAGCCGGACCGCAGGGCGCTCAGGGTCCGATCGGGGCTACAGGTCCGCAGGGCATCCAGGGCGCGACCGGCGCCACTGGTCCAGCCGGGCCGGAAGGCCCCCAGGGTGATACCGGCGACACCGGGCCGCAGGGCATCCAGGGTCCGCAGGGCGTCAAGGGCGATACCGGCGCTACCGGGGCGCAGGGCCCGCAGGGCATCCAGGGCGTGCAAGGTCCGCAGGGCGTCAAGGGCGACACGGGAGCAACCGGCGCTCAGGGGCCGCAGGGTCTACAGGGTCCGGTCGGGCCCGACGAAGTCATCATCAGCCCTACCGAGCCGACCGATGCGGTCGTCGATTTCTGGTACGACACCGACGCCACCGGCTTGCCGTTCGGTGTGCCCGTTGGCGGCACGCCTGGTCAAGTGCTGACCAAGAAATCGAGCACCGATAACGACACCGAATGGAAGGTGCCAATCCCGGCCGGTGGCGCGGTCGGGCAGGTGTTGACCAAGAAGTCGGGCGCTGACCAAGACACCGAATGGCGCGACGACAGCGACAAGCCGACCGCCTGGACTGCCGTGACGTTCGAGAACGGTTGGGTCAATGAGGGCGGACCCTCACAAGTCGTCCAGTACCGCAAGGTGGCCGACATCGTGTATCTGCGGGGCACGATGAAACGAACGGGCGTGACCTACGGGCAGACCGCGTTCACGCTGCCAGTCGGGTTTCGACCACCCGCCCACTTGCGGCCATATCCGCTGGCGTTCAGCCCATCTGCTGCGATCACCCTCGCGCGTGTGGACCTCTCGGCGGATGGTACCTACAAGCCGTGGGCGGGGCCGTCGCCCGATATCGGTGCGTGGGCCGTCGACTACCAGTTCTCGGTGACGGCGTAGCGATGGGTGTCCTGTACGCCAAGGTCGGTGGCACGTTCGTGCCGATCGCACAGTCGGGCCCGCAAGGCCCGAGCGGTGGGCCGGTGCCGGTCGGGGGCGCGCTCGGTGACCTGATCATCAAGAACGGCGCGCCCGACTTCGCGGTGCGCTGGGGCTACGACCCGCCCAAGCTGCACGTCCCGTCGACCTACGCTCCCTCGTTGGCGTCGACTCCGGCGCTGGGTGATCCGTTGGTGATCGGTCCCACGAACGCCGACAATCTCGTCGTCTACCGCACCGGGATGATGTGTCGCACTAACGGCGCGGCACAGACGTTGCGGCTCAACTACTACGGCGGCGAAGTGTCGATCCACGGTGGCGACGCGCAGCAGTTCCCGCGTGGACTGGCGATCGCGGAGTCGATCCACGCCACATCACGTCGCGCACGGATCGGGATCGGCAGCGGTTGGGAAATCGGCCAGGATTTCGTGGGCAACGGCATCAAGGATTTCTTCCTCTACGACGCGACGAGTGGCACGCCGTTCCGGGCCTACCCCGGTGGCAAGGTGTTCAACCTCGGCGTTCCAGGCACGATCGACCTGTATCTGGCGACCACCACGTCGACCCCCAACCTGGCGACCGCGCCGCGCATATCGAGCGACGCCAACTTCATCAACCTGCACGGCAAGACCGACCTCTACCTCGATGGCAACACGATCTTCTTCCGCAACGCGGCGTATACCGCCTTGGCTACGTTCGATGGCAGCCGTGCGCTGTTCAACAAGCGGATTCAGATCGACGCCACTCGCCCCAGCTACAGCTGGGGCGACGCGGGCATCCTTATCTACGAAATCGCGACCAACAACCAGGCCGCAGGCATCGCGCTGCACTCACCCAACGTTGCCCCCCAACTCCGAGCACAGGGTGTCCTGGGATCGAAGATTGGGTGCGTCAACGAGAGCATGACCGGCTTCGTCCCATTGCAGGCGTCGGCGTTCGAGGTCAACTCGACGATCACCGCCAAGCGCGACGTGCGCTCGGTGCGCGGCTACGAGCCGATCGTCGGTGTCCAGGACCCCGCCGCCGACGTGGTGCCGCCGATCGACGTGATGGCGTTGCGTCCGGTGGCGTTCCGACCCAAGGTCGGCGCGCTGCGGATCGAGCCCGTCGAGGGCGAGAGCTACACGCCCAACCCGGCGACGCATCGCATCGTCGATGAGGTTGGGATTCTCGGCCATGAAGGCAGACGCGAACGGTTGGGGTTGGTGGCCGAGGAAGTCGAGCGCGTGCTGCCATCGGCGGTCACACACGACATGTTCGGCAACTGCGTCGGCATCGACTACGCCCAGGTGGCGGTGGCCTTGCTCGATCACATCCAGCAGCTGACGCGGCGGATCGAAATCCTGGAACTGGAAGGACACATGCAATGAGTTTCAACACGGTCGCCCGCGCTGCCAACGATCCCGATCTGCAGTACCGCGTGCAGGCGTGCGTGCAGGGCGAAGCGATCAACAACCCGACGCTCAGCGAGACACAGTTCGCGCAGCAGATACGTCAGAACTTCGGCGTGCCGAACTCGATGTATTGGGCGGTGGCGGACGCTGTCGAAGCCGAGTACGAGGCAGGGGTTCTTGCTGGCCGTGGATCGCCCGGCCATGATGCCGACGTGGTCACCGATGGCGCGATCCTCGCTGCCGTGCAGGCGCACTGGCCCCCCGACCCGGCACCATGAGCGCACTGGAAACGATCCGCCCCGACGACTATTCGTTCGAGGATGTCTGGCGTGAGAAGCAGTGGCGTCTGTGCGCACCGCAGACCGACGATCCCGACCAACTGCTGCAGGGGTTCATGTACTTCTGCGAGCACTTCTGGTGTATTCGCCATCCCGAGCGCGGTCGCATCATCTTCCAACCCTTCGAGTCCCAGGTCGAGACCGTGTTCACCTGGATCAACCATCGCCATGTGCTGATCCTGAAAGCGCGTCAGATCGGGTTCTCGACGCTGATCGCGACCTACGCCTTCTGGCTCACGTTCTTCTATCCCGACCGCGCCGTGCTGATGCTGAGCCGCACCGAGCGCGAAGCGATCAAGCTGCTGGGCAAGGCCAAGTACGGCTATCAGTTCCTGCCGGACTGGATGAAGTATCGCGGTGGTCCGATCAACCAGACGCTGACCACATTCACGTTCACCAACAACAGCTACATCGAGTCGCTGCCCTCAGCATCGGACCCGGCGCGTGGCGAGTCGGCCTACCTAGTCGTCGTCGATGAGTTGGCGTTCCTGCCCAACAGCGAGGAAGCGTGGGGCGCGATCGAGCCGGTTGCCGATGTTGGTGGTCGGATCATCATGATGTCGACCGCCAACGGCGAGGGGAACCTGTTCCACGCCCTGTGGTCGGAGGCGATCGTCGGCCATAACCGCTTCGAGCCGCTGTTCTTCCCGTGGTCAGCCAACGGCCGCGATCAGCAGTGGTACGACGCCAAGGCAGCAGAACTGCCGGACTGGCAGATGGCCCAGGAGTACCCGGACAACGCCGAGGACGCGTTCTTGAAGTCAGGTCGTCCGGTGTTCGATCTGCGCCGCCTGCGTGAAATCGAACCACGCGACCCGCAGATGATGGGCTTCCTCAACGAGCGCCTGCAGTTCGTCGATGACGGCGGCTCGCTGCATGTGTGGGAGCCGCCCGATGAGGGTGGCAAGTACGTCATCGGAGCCGATCCGTCGCAGGGCCTCGAACACAGCGACCGTGCTTCGATCCACGTCATCAACGCTCGCAACGGCCACGTCGTCGCGACCTGGTGCGGACTCACCGATCCCGATCTGCTGGGCAGCGACATTCTCGCCCGGCTCGGCAACTGGTACAACCGGGCGCTGGTCGGGGTCGAGTCCAATATGCACGGCCTCACCACCCTCACTGCACTGCGCCGCGTCGGCTACTTCCCGATCTACTACCAGCGCTCCCCCAAATACAAGAAGTCTGTGCCGACCGACGTGCTCGGGTTTCGCACCGACCAGGTCACCAAGCCGCTGATGATCGACGAGTTGGGCAAGGAACTGCGGGCGGACGGCAAGCTGACGTTGTGGTGCGCCGAGACCCTGGCCGAGCTACGCACCTTCGTGCGCACCGACAAGGGCAAGATGCAAGGCTCGCCCTACGACGACCGCGTGATCAGCCTGGCGATCGCCAATCAGATGTTGAAGTTCGTGTGGTTCTCCGAGTTCCAGCCCAAGGAAGAACCACCCCCCGACTCGATCGGCTGGTGGTCGAAGCGCACCTACGGCACGACTTACGACGAAGTGATCAACAAGCGCGTGACTTCGATCACGGCCGATCGCCCCAAGATCGGGACGTTCGCCGTGCGTCGTTCATAATCTCCCAGGAGGGAACATGGCAAAGACAAGAGCACAGTGGCAGCGCCCAGCCGCGAAGGGCAAGCACCAGCGCAGCGGGCAGCGTCGCAACACGCGGCGCTACCCACCGACCGGGCAGGAATGGGGTCAGAAGAACTGGACCGGCACGGGACAGGGCGTTACTCAGCCCTACGGCATGTACTACTTCGATGGCACGATCACGCCCCCGCCGTTGAGCGGTGAGCTTCGCGCCAACAACAACAACCTGGGAGCGGCGACCCACATCTACGCCAGTGAGACCTATCGGGCGGGTTCGGTCGGTGATCCGGTCGCGACCTTGATCGCGGGCGATCCGTTGCGTATCTACAACGCCAACGACACGTCGCAATGGATCGACTATGCGATCACCGCCGTCACCGATGCTGGCACCTACCGCGATCTGACCGTGACCTACGTGGCCGTCCACGGGCAGTGGCAACCGATTGGTCTGGTGGTCGGGATCATGGAGCGCGCTGCCACGTCGCCGTACTACGACCCCACCGAGCACACCATCGACGAGGT